TACCTGAACTAGAAGGTTGCATGAATATCTGGCAGACTATGGAGATGATTCATAGCAGATCATATACACACATCATTAAGAATGTATACGCAGATCCATCGGAGGTCTTCGATACCATATTAGATGATGAAAAGATAATTGCACGTGCTCAGTCAGTGACTAAAGCATACGATGAGTTTATTAACTATGCACATGAGTGGGATCAAAGTAATAATTGGAAACCAGAATGGAAAGATCATATCAATGCTGAATGGACGTTAAGAGATTTAAAACGTAAACTTTATAGGGCAGTAGCAAATGTGTATATACTGGAAGGTGTTCGCTTTTATGTATCTTTCGCTTGTAGTTTTGCTTTTGGGGAACTCAAACTCTTGGAGGGATCAGCAAAAATTATATCACTCATCGCCAGAGATGAATCACAGCACATGGCCGTCACGCAGAACATTCTTAATAAATGGAAAGAAGGAGATGACCCAGATATGATAGAGATTGCTAATGAAGAAGAGGAGAATGTCTATCAAATGTTTAGGGATTGTGTTAAAGAAGAGAAGGAGTGGGCAGAGTATTTGTTTAAGGATGGATCAATCATTGGATTGAATGATAAACTTCTACAGAACTATGTTGAATGGACTGCTAATCGTAGGTTAAAATCTATGGGTCTCAAAGCAATCTTTGATATCCCTCTAGCAAACAATCCATTACCATGGACTGCACACTGGTTATCCTCTAAGGGTATGCAGGTTGCACCACAAGAGACAGAGGTCGAGAGCTATGTTGTGGGTAGCATCAAGCAAGACGTTAAGAAAGATACATTTGCTGGCTTTAAATTATGATTGATCCTAGTATCGTTGTTACACGAGATAGATCTCGTCCTGGACAGGAGCAACCAGAGTTTCAACAAGGTGATGATGTAAGAATGTTGAAACTAAGAGATGGAGTTGATTGGGTTGGTTATGACTTTGAGAATCCACCTATCTTTTCAGATTTTGCACCTGAGTGGAAGTATACTATAGGTAAAAAGAAAATTGATATAGACCTTGATGTATTAACAGAACTTCTATTAAAGAAAGAGAAAGAACTTGTCGATAAGTATCCTGCTGCTAGTGATGGTAGTACTATGTTAGGACCGAAGAGTGTTACTTCTAGGTTTCAATATTTTAACGTTATGGATAAGGAGACATGGGACTATGATATAATACATCAAGTTCGTAAAGAGATTAAGAAGTTTCACAAACAATATGTGAAAAGTATTTTTGGAAACGATCATACGGTCCCTCGTACTCGTATTAGATGTTGGTTCAACGTCATGAGGAAGGGTCAGAAGATTCAAAAACATTATCATTCTGCACATGGATACACATATATTGGAGGTCACGTTACTGTTAAGTGTGGTGATAGTTCTACGATATATGTCTGTCCATTTGAACATGACAAACCATTTGAATTAAAGAACGAAGCAGGTACTATAACTCTGTTTCCTAATTACATACCACATTACACAACAAGACATAAGACAGATGAACCTAGAATAACTATGGCGTTTGACTTGACATTATTGAATAATATGGTAAAGTTAGATACGGATGAAAAGCAACTCCCAATACTATGAGAACACAAAACAAAGAGAACTATTACTATGTCTTTTGGGTCATAGCAATGGTAGCATTTATAATTCCTCAGATCTTTACTGCATATTCGGTACAGAGTGTGTTGGAAAGATTGGAAGAACCAATAAAGATAGAGTTAATCAATGGAAGAAAATAATGAAAAGGACTGCACCGATCAATACTTTGAATGTGCTAGTGAGTGTGATATCAACGATAAAGAATGTGAAGACGCTTGTGTTGAAGAGCTTAAGGAGTGTGACATTCCAGAACCAGACTGGCGTGAAGAATACAAAGCATATACCTCCAGCAGGTATGAGTTAGATCTTCTTGAGAATGGACCTAAGAGTCTATCTCAGTCATGGATGATGGGTGCATTGCATAACAAGTGGAAGAAAATCAAAGGGATTAAGGATCCCGAACCACCAGATTGTTCATCATCTCTACAGGAATGGGAAGAAAGCATTAAAAAATATGACGACTGAGATTCATACATTCGGTACTGAAGCAGATGGATATGGTGAACAGATCCATAAGTCTGAGGATGAAGGTGATAGAAACTTCATGGCTTTTGATTGTCCACCACCTGCAACACCTTATGCACCACCACAACAACGGTGGTGTATTTTAGAAGGTATTAATTTTGATTTAGATATTGATGTACTAAGAGATTTCTTCTTGAAAAAAGAACAGTGGGTCATTGATAACTATGACCATGAAGAAATCACAGCACCTCAAGCACCACAATTAACACAGAGACTAAGACACTATAATATATTTGAATGGGAAGACGAGTGTCCTGAGTTAACTAAACTCCGTAGAGTCATTAAGAAATTCCATAAAGAATATGGAAAGAAGGTATGGGGAAATACATATAGGTATGATCAGAAACTATACATACGTGCTTGGTTGAATGTATTAAGAGAAGGTGAGGAGATAGGTATGCATATTCATTCCACTCATCCTCATTCATATATCGCAGGACATTTTACAGTAACTTGTGATGATTCTCAGACTATATACTGTCATCCACTGTATCAATTACCTGATGGGTATAGATTCTATAGTAATAATAAACCAGGTACATTAACTTTGTTCCCTAGTACAGTTCCACACTGTACCTCAGTACAAAAAACTAATATACCAAGAGTTACTATTGCTTTTGACTTAACACCGTTAACAGATCCAGGATCAGTACTACTTCCATTATGAAACAACAAATGATTAAGTTTATAATTAACCAAGATGGAACTGTAACCGAAGAGGTTATAGGAGAGCAGGGTGGTGAGTGTTTAAAACTTACCGAATCTATTGAAGAAGCACTAGGTACAGTAGTAACCAGAGAATATAAACCAGAATACTATAACAATGTCACACTTCAGCACAATCAAAACGAAAATCAAGAACAAGCCACAACTGATTGAAGCACTAGAACTCCTACAATATAACGTAGAGGTTGATGTTAAGTTGGAGAATCCTCTAGATCATGAGCACAAGCAATGGAATGTTGATGTTGCTGTTGGTGATGATATTGGATTCCGACTGAACAAGGAAGGTGTTTACGAACTCGTTACAGATCTTCAAACTTGGAAACAACCTATCCCACCTGAGAGATTTCTTGATAAGGTTACTCAGCAGTATGCTAGGATGACGGTTCACAATACAGTCACAGAGGATGGGTGGCAGGTTGCTGAAGAGTGGGAGATGGATGATAACAGTATAGAAGTAACTGTCACAAGATGGGTATAACAATATAAACATATTATAAAGTCACATATATAATATGAGTGGTCCTTTAGTGCAAGGATTACAATAACCCCAATGGATTGGGAACTGGAGAATGAAAATCTAAAATTACAAGATATGATTATTGTCTATCAAGAACATATTGAAGTATTGGAAAGTGAGGTTAAGACCCTGAAAGAGGAGATCGAGTTTTTGCAAACGCAGCTCGAGTATAAAACTATGGGTCCACCGATACATTCCCAGGAGGAAATAAATACTACTTAGGATTAGATCATGAAAGTGTGGAAACAACTAGACAAACTTCGGAAGGAAGTTATGAGAACCCCTGGACCTATAAGGGTTCAACTTTTACTTCTTCTGACATTGACGGGCAGTTCGGTTTTGTCTACAGGATTACAAATTTACAAACTGGCCAACAATACATCGGCAGAAAGTATTTCATACAAAAACGAAAGCCTAGAGGTGGCGGACGTAGGAGGACGAGTGAAAGTAACTGGAAGCAATACTGGGGTTCTTCTAAGGAACTTAATGCTGACAGGAAACGCTTGGGGTCGGATACCTTTACCAGAGAAATCCTCTCAACCCATGCCACAGCAGGAAGAGTAAACTACGAAGAGACTAAGCAGTTATTTTTGCACAATGTATTGCAAGAGACCCTAGAAGATGGGTCTCCAAAGTATTATAACAGTAACATCTTAGGACGTTACTACAAGAAAGATTATTTCGAAGAAATATGATCGGCGTTAAGTGCCTTGCATGTGGCAGGGAGTTGTTGTCTAAACATAATGAATTCATATGTTGTGGTTGTCCTAATATGACATCACTTCATGGAGATACTGTGTCTGCAAATGATATGGGAAAGGTTGAATTGTTACAGTCTAATAAGAATGTTAAGAAAGCGTCACTTTTCTCTCCACAAGAGTTAGAATATCAAGAGGCACGTCGCCTTCGTAAGGTGCGTAAACTTAACTTCGAGGAGAGATGATCAACCTAGATGAAAAATTCCACAACTACTTGGAGAAGGGTGGAAAGACTTTTAGAATAGATGGAGTGGCAGAACCACTCAAAGGTTATGGATACCATTGTGATGGTTCGGACATCATTGGGTACTATGTCACGACAACTAACTATAAGTTGTACTATAATTTGAATGAACAGTTCCTTCGTATGGAAGCATTAAACGAATGAAAATCTTTTTAGACACCGCAGAGGTGGATCAGATTATTGATGGGTATAAGACTGGATTGGTTGATGGTGTTACCACTAACCCCACTCTCATACTCAAGTCAGGAAGGCAACAGAGTGATGTAATAGAAGAGATCTATCAAGCATGTCCTATGCTAGAGTCCATCTCTGCTGAAGTAGTAGCAGATACTGCTGATGAGATGGTAGAACAAGCACAACCTTACATTGATCTTAGTAGTAATGTTACTATCAAAGTACCATGTACTCGTGAAGGATTGAAAGCATGCTATGAGTTGAGTAAGGATGATGTGCTTACTAATGTGACTCTAGTATTCTCAGTAGCACAGGCAATTCTTGCTGCAAAAGCAGGAGCATCATATGTGTCACCATTCGTAGGACGTGTGGATGACAATTCATTTGGTGGTCTGTGCCTTGTAAAAGATATCGCTAATACATATAAGATGCACGGCGTAGAGACACAAATTCTTGCTGCTTCGATTAGAAACGTAAGAGACGTAGGTAGGGCATTTGAGTACGGTGCAAACGTATGTACTCTACCTGTACAAGTGTTCGACAAAATGTATAATCATGTATTAACTGATGCTGGATTAGCACAATTTGATAAAGATTACGCTGCTGCTTGTAAATCTTAAACAAGTCCATGATCTTTACAATCTATTCCAAGCCTGGCTGTCCCTTCTGTGAGAAGTTCAAGGCAGTCTGCGAACTCGAAGAACTCAAGCATGTGGTTTATACGTTGGATCAGCACTTTACTCGTACTCAATTTGAGATGGAGTTTGGTGGTGATGCAACTTTTCCACAGGTTGTATTGGACATTAGCGGTGATCGACTACGACTAGGTGGTTGTCAAGAATCGTTAAAGTACATGCAAGACGAGAATATATGCTGTGTGGTATAAAGCTATGATTGAATTAGATGAAGCAGAATTTCAGAAAGATGTTGACAAATGGCAACAGAAAGCTGAAGATGGTGAAGTAGTGTTGATAAAAAAACCAGATGGTGCTACAATACTAATGGTCCCACAAGATCCAGGTGACTTAACTGGTGTGTGTGACATTTAAACCTACAAGGAGATATACTATGGCAGACGTTAGAACACATTTGCTCAGAGCAAAGGAAGAGATCAGACTAGGTTTGATTGGTGCGTTAGAAGAACAGTATGCAGAGTTAGTTCCACAACTAGCAGCGATGTATTCTGATCTAACTGAGAAGTTGAAGGTGGTACGTGCAGATTTTGGTCATGATGATGATGTGATTGAGTTTGGTGGTCATCTATATGATGTACCTTCTCAGTACAATTTTAATCTTGAGAGCAATGTTGATCTTAATACAGGTCTGTTCAAGGATGATAAGATTACATTCACAGCAGGATCATATGATACATCTTTAGATGGTGTTGACATAAAGATTGATACATCCAATCATCCTGATAATGTAGTTACTCTTGGTGGAAATGAAAATCCCTAGTGGTGGCTACGAGAGTTCATATCCTCTTCCAGAAAACTGTATGTTTATGATGCCTTACTTTAGGTATCATGTGGAAGAGTGGCAGGATCGGAAGGAAGAAATTCTTTCCGATCTTTATGCTTTTCATGATGGTGTAATAACTAAAGATCCTTCTGAGATAAGTGACACATGTCATACCAGTTATTACGAAGAGACAGACTATAAAGAATTTAAACCATTCATTGATCTACTTGGTCCATATCTACAGAGACTAAGCATGGAAGCAATGAATAAAGGTTTCTATAGGAAACCTATTGATAATATTACTAGAGTATGGTTCCAAGTACAGGAACAGAATGAGTATCATTCAATGCATAATCATGGTGCTATCGGATGGTCTGCTGTATTCTATGCAGACTATGACAATGAAGTACATGAGGCAACGAAGTTCTATTCAACTATGTTTACATGCAATGGAGAGATCATGTCATTCCAACCAGGATGTAAAGAGGGTGATATAATTATCTTTCCTTCGCAAGTTTTTCATGAGTCACCAATCACCAGAAGCGAGAAGTCTAGAACTATTATATCGTTGAACATGACATGACCTAAATACTTCTAGCTTAGAAAAAGTGTCTTCAGGACTAGAAGTATGTCAAAACTCTTAGCGAATCAAATCGCCAATTACAATGATAACGGACCTGTAGAAGCGAAAGAAGGACTGAACCTTCCTACAGGAAAACCACTCCAATTGAATGGTGTCGTTGGTACAGCAGGTCAATACCTGACCACTGATGGTACGTCATTGCAATGGACAACTCTTCCTTCGATTCCTGCTGCACAGGTGCAAGCTGATTGGAGTGAGGTAGTCGCTAGTGAAGTAGATTATATTAAAAACAAACCGTCGTTATCAGCAGTTGCACTGAGTGGTAACTACACAGATCTTATCAACAAACCAACCATACCTCCTACTCAGGAACAATCTGACTGGAACGTAGGTACACCAAGTGATGTTGCATTCATTAAAAACAAACCAAACCTAGCACCTGTTGCTACTAGTGGTGCTTACACAGATTTAACTGGAAGACCTAGTATCCCTACGGGACTGGGTGATTTTGGTGTGGGTGCTCAGGATATTAACTTCGGTTCATATAAGATTACATACTCTAATGTGTATGCTACTATGACCGACCTTAATAATGTTAGTCCTAGTACATATCATGGTATGTTTGCTCATGTCCACGCTACTGGTAGTGGATATTTTGCACATAATAATGCTTGGGTTGAACTATTAGATGTAAATAAATCTATTGCAAATCTCTCTGATGTATACACTACTGGTGTTACAGATGGTCAGGTACTGAAGTGGGATGCTGGAAATGCAAGATGGTCTCCTGCTGATGATGATAACTCTGGTGGAGGAGGTGGAGGCGGTGGTGCTTCTGTTACTGTAGCAGACAGTGCTCCAAGTTCTCCTAACAATGGTGATCTATGGTGGAAATCCGATGAAGGTAGGTTGAAGGTTAGGTTTGAGGATGGTACTAGTAACCAGTGGGTTGATGCTAACCCACCTCTAGCACAACTAGATCTGACTGCATTTGCTGGTCACATTCTACCTGCTGGTAATGATACACAGGATATAGGAAGTGCTACTAAGAAGATCAGGGATCTATATCTAGGTTCAAACTCTTTGCATCTTGGTTCTATTGATATCAGTGAGAGCAGTGGTTCTATTGTCCTACCAGCAATTGAAATGACTGGTCATATGTTACCTGATACCAATGCAGCATATGATTTAGGTAACGCAGAGTATAAGATTAGACATCTATTCTTATCTGATAACACTCTTTATTATGAAGGAGACTTCCTTAAGGTTGCACAGCACAACTCAGGTGGGTCTGCTCAAACACCAAGTTATCTCATACCTCTTTCTAAGTTGAAGGATGCATTGAATGCTTCTGCTGATTTTGAAGCATTTAAAACAGCAATTCTAGCAATCACAGACGCATAGGAATAAACAATGGCAATTAATTTTCCAGATAGTCCAAGTGTAAACGACTTACATACAGTAAGTGGTGTTACATGGAAGTGGGACGGAACCACTTGGTTAGCACAAGGTGGAACTCAAAGTTATACTTTACCTACAGCGTCTGTATCACAGTTGGGTGGTGTTAAGATTGATGATACTACCATTAAGATAAATGGTAGTGACGATAAGATCTATGTTAATGCTCAGTTACTGAACATGGCTAATGTTCAGATTATGACTGGTGGTAGTGACTGGGTTAGGATGTCTACAGAAGGTTTTGTTTTAAGTGCTGCTTCTGGTCTTGGTTATGCTCCTCTTAAATTTGTAGGTAATACTGTTGCTGATTACGTGCAGTTTAAAAACACTGCAATGACAGGGCAGCATACTTATTTGTTACCATCAGCTCTTCCTACTTCTAACGGACAGGTTCTAGCATCTAGTACAACTGGAACTCTATCATGGGTTAATAACGCTGGTGGTGGAGGCGGTGGTGGAAGCCTTTCTGATGGTGACTATGGAGATATTGTTGTATCAAGTAGTGGTGCTGCCATTAACTTGGATACTACAGCAGTTACTGCTGGATCATATGACAATGCGTCCATCACAGTAGATGCTAAAGGAAGAATTACAGCTGCTAGTAGTGGATCTGGATTAGGAACTAGAGCTACAGACTCAGTAACATTCAGTTCTCTTGCTGATGGTGCTTCTGTTAATGGTACTCTTGCTTTAGGTAAGACATATAGTTTGCTGAAGATTGAAACTAGTCATGCTGCATGGGTAACAATCTATATTGATGCTGCTTCTAGAACTAATGATGCTAGTAGAAATATACAGACTGACCCTCTACCAGGTGCAGGTATAATTGCTGAGATTGTTACGACTGGAGATACCATACAGAATATTACTCCAGCAGTTGTTGGTTGGAATAATGATAGTACTCCTTCTGCCACTGCATATTTAAAAGTAGTTAACATGTCTGGAGGAACACAGAACCTTGTTGTTACTGCAACATTTGTAAACTTAGAGAAGTAATATGGCTACTGATAAGATTTACATAGTCACCCTTAAAAAGAAGGAAGACTTGGAAGGATTCTATGCAGATATGGCATCCGATGGATATAGATTGAGTGCCAAGAGACCTATCAGTAGGAACACACACTACTATATGGAAGAGGAGGATGCTGTAGAGATTCGAAAGGACTCTAGAGTTGTTGCATGTGAAAGGCATCCAGAACAGTTAGGTATATTCCCTAAACCATATGGTCAGATTAATTTTGAACCTTATGGAGACTCAGGAGATTTTAGAAAAGGTTATAGTGGTCATCAAGCTAGTGATAAAGACTGGGGTAAGTTAACTGTAGCAGGTACTGATGCACAGAGAAGAAGAAGTAGTACCTATGGTCAAGGTTGGGGGTCTGGTGGTGCTACTGAAGTAGTTACTGATAACTATGAGATGTTTAACAATGGTAAACATGTTGATGTAGTTATTGTTGACCAACCAGTGTCAAGAGACTGTGCAGAATGGAACAGTCCGACTACAGGAATGAGTAGACTTGTTCAGTATGAATGGTACAACGAGTTAAACAGTTACGTTAGTAGTATAGATGATGATGGTCAGACTATACCAACTGGTAGTTATCTTCCAAACTATCCATTGAATCAAGATAACTTGTCTTATCATGGTATCCATGTAGCAAGTACTGTTGCTGGTCAGTGGTATGGATGGGCTAGAGAAGCAAACATTTATAGTATGGGTATCCTTTCTGGAGGTGGTGGTGCTACCTTTGCAGGTCCAAGTACATTCTTATGCTTTGATTACCTAAGAGCATTTCATAGATATAAAGCAATCAATCCAGAGACAGGTCATCGTAATCCAACTGTTACTAATCATAGTTGGGGTTATTCTTATGATATGAGAGATTATGGATTTGATTTACCATTGACTCCATCAGATTATAGTATGGTTAGTTGGGGTGGTAATCAATACACAGCAGCAAATCCTAATCCATCTGGTTGGACTATGACAGGATTGGAAGCAGACTTTGGTATCGGTGAGTATGAGTTCTCATGGGCTTTACATTATGCTTCTGTTAATGCAGACGTTGAAGATGCAATCCAAGATGGTGTTGTAGTTATCTCTGCTTCTGGTAACTCTAATTGTTATCATCCAAATCGTCAGGATGAATACTGGGATAACTGGTTTGAGTTGAGTAATGGTACTTACATATATTTTATGAGAGGATCTTCTCCTGCTAGTTTGACTGGTACTGATGAGGTTATCGCTGTTGGTAACATGGGCGTTAACGCTAATCATTCTAAGTCTGGATCATCTAACTATGGTCCAGGTATAACAGTATGGGCTCCTGGAAGTATGATTCTTGGTGCTTTTAATAATTCTACTGGTGCTCTTGATACTAAGTATGGAGTACCAAATTATTTTAAAGCAATCAGTGGTACTAGCATGGCATCACCACAGGTGTGTGGAGTTGCAGCATGTTTAGCAACTAATAAAGCACGATTTACTAATCGTGATGTCATTGGATTCCTAGAGTATGCAGGTAAGTATGACTTTATGGATCAAGATACAGGAGAGCAGGGTGCGGTTTGGATTATAGATGTAGCTGCTAATGGATCATCTGGATATGTTGTCAGTGGAACTGATGCTAGTGGTGCTATTAGTGCTCAGAATGGACCGATAACTATTAACTCAGGAGATTGGCTATTCCTTAAGCAACCTACTGGTGGTGCATATTTTTACATGACTCAGTTGAATACTTCTGGTCAGAATACTTATCAAGGACATTATTATGATAGAAATAATGGTCAGACATATAATGTAATACAACCAACCTTAACAGTTGAGCAAGGTGATCTTGTTCAGGTTGAGATTGCTTATACAACTAACGCAAGTTTAGAACCAGTTTATATTAAGACAGCATTTAGTAATGGAGTTGGAGATACAGTTCAAGTTGGTGTAACAGGTCAAGGTGCTAATAATACTGGTAGTTCAGTCTTGTGGGATACTAAGGATGCTTCTACAGGAACATACTATTATTGTTCATCCAACAATTCTGGTGTTGGTGGACAGATTAATGTAGTAGCAAAAGGATCAATATATAACCACCCATTGTATATTAAAACCGTTGGTAACAGTGCTGGTACTGGTGATGTATGGACAGGTAATACTGATCAAGGGTCTGGTGGTGCTGTAATAAACAATGGTGAGTCACATGGTTGGGAAGATGGTTATAGTAAATACATCTACTTTAAGAGTCCATGGAGTCAAAATAATTTAACAATATATTATCAGTGTTCTAATCATGCAGGAATGTATGGTGAGATTAATATCATAGGTAATGTTGCTATCAATAAACCAGGTGGGTTTGATGATCCTACTCACTCTGGTAGTTATGCTGGTTATCCTGACACTGCTAAGAACCTTATGTTAACTGCTATGAATCCTAGAGACATTGATACTTACATTGGTGGATGGAATAAACAAACTAACAAAGGTAAGAGGTGGCATCAACCTGACCACATCACTACCTTGAATGGAGTACAAAATTTTCCTAGAACTAATACATACTTTGGACCTCTTCCTCCATAAGGTCTATAAATAGATCACTTAGTTTAATATTATGGCTACACAAGATAAAGAACCAGTACTTGCTCCTAATGAAGAAGCAGATACTGAAACCAAGAAGAAAGGTATATTTGCTAAGGCAAAAGATGCTATCCTTCCCGACCCCGAAGAACAGGCAGCGATCATTTCTACAATGGTCAGAATCACAGTCCTGGCCTGGTCTGGAGGGATCTTAACTTTAAATTATGTCGCCATACCTGGTGTCCCTCAACAAAAAATAGATCCGACATTTATAGCTT